TCTTGAACAACGTGGTGTTGTTCGGAACTGCGGCACGGGAGCCGTATTTATACAGGTTGCCAAGATCAAGTTCGATCTCGTTCACCAGCGTGCGCATGGCCTGCGCGAACTGATCGCGGATGATGTTCTTCACGCCGGGGCCGCCGTTGTTCATCTGCAACGACTCTTCACCCTGCCAACGGATAGGAACTCTGCGGGCTTTGGTGATTGCCAATGACACATTGCCGATGGTCTGCTGCCCGTCATCCGGGGGGGTCACATCCGGGGCAATGTCGCTTGCGGTTGCTGCCGGCGCGACGTGCGAGTAAACCGTCTGGCCGATAGCTGCGCGGGAGGTCTGCGGGTCAATGGTTACGGACGGAATAAATCCGACCAATTCTCTGGACACAACGTCCAAAGCTGCGTAAAGATCAGGAATCAAATTTGTGAGTGTGTTTGCTGAACTAGGCATGATAAAGTTCTCCTTTTTGGTTATTTAGGGCAAAGAAAAACGGCGACAATAAGGTGGTTAGGCACCTAACTGCCGCCGTTAATTCTTTCTTTTGCGCCCCTGTCAGTCTGGCCGGACGTTCAGGAGAACCCTAATTTTTTAATCCGTTAATTTCCCGCCGCCCTTCGTGAACTCCATCTTTGCATCTGGAGCCAACGAATCAAAAGCGGCCCTCGTCATAGTCTTGACGCCATCAGCGCCCGTCTTTCCACCTGTAGCCCCGCCGCCCTGATTGGCAGGCGCTGCCACGAAGTGCTTACCTTCATCCGATTTCGCCCACTCAATGACTGCGTCGCTTAACGGCTTGTCACCCATGAGAGCAATTCGGTTTTCACCTTCAGTTTTCAAAGTAACCTGCCCGGACAGTAAGGCTTTGACAGCCTTCGTCATTTCGGGCTTTACGCCTGCCTTCAGCAGAGCATCATTGAGGCCATTGTCCACCAGCAGCTTCGAGACAAAACCGGCCTCGCGTTCAAGCGCCTTCTTTGCCGATTCCGCTTCTTTAACTGCGGTCTTTGCCAGCTTCTGAGCTTCAGCAAGCTTCGCCTGCGTCTGTTCAAGCTCGGTCTGTAAGGCCGCGTGTTCAGCCGGGTCAATCTGTGAATCCTTTTGCAATTTCTTAATCTTGCCAAGTAACTCCTGGTTTTTTGCAACTAAACCAGCAGTCGCCTCAGCAACCGCCGCGTCAATCTTTTCTTTCAACTCTTTTTCATCCATGATTTGTCTCCTTTGGAGTGGTTGTGGGCGTTGCCCGTTGACCCCGCATAACGGGGCTATGCCGCTTTCCTTAATTCATCAAGCCTGAGCGGTCTTCCTGTGCCGTCCACCAGTTGCCGCAAGGTTATTTTTCCTTCCTGAAAGAGCTTAGCCCGTCCGGGGCCAAGCAGGTCGTTCAGGTATTCCGTGTCGTGTCTTTTAAGAAACGCATCCATCGTCATGTCCGCGGGAACCTGGCCCAAGTCTGAAGCTCTTGTCCCGGGGGGCATTTCATCCACGTTGAGGCCAAGATCACGATAACTTTTCGTCAACGGAGTCAGGACGCATCGGCAATTAGGATGTAAAGGCGGGTTCTTTAACGGCAGGTCGCCCTTAATTGAATTGCCCTTCATGTCCCATTGAGCGCCGCTGTAGGCCATGCACTCAATACAGGTATTTCCGTCAAGCGTTGCCAGCCATTCAAAGCCCTTCATGATGTCCGCGTTTGCCTTGTAAGTCGCCATTCTCGCATCGTTGGCAATCTGCATAATAGAATCGTGAACCAGCGTGGAGGCGTGGCGGTGTGATATTTCCATAATGCCGACAATACCCTTCTTCTTGCTGCCCACAATCCGCATGATGACCTGTTGCAAGGTTTCGCCAGCGACAACGCCCTGTCTTACCTGTGCGCTGAATTTAAAGGCCGTGTCAGCGCCCATTTTTTCCCACCAATCTTTTAAAGGTGCGCCCTGAATAAGCGAATCCGAAACCATAGCCTTCAACACAGCCGCAGACGGCAAAGACGCTTCAAGCCCTATTGAGGCAATGGCTGTTTGCGTAGCCGCTGCTTCTACTTTAGCTAATCCGACATAATCGAACTCGCTCTGAATGCCGCCGTAAAAGGTGTTGATGATAGCCGTGCAATCCTTCAAGAGCTTAGTCAACCGCGTCTTTTCGTAGGGTGTGAATCCGCTTGCCAGCTTCGCCTTCAATTCGGTTTGCATTTGCAGAAACACCTTAAACAGCTTCTTTTTCTCGCTTGCTGTAAAGCGTTCAATGCGGATAGCGTTGCTCAGGATTTCATCAGCTATGGCAATGTCGGACTTTTTCACTCTTCACCATCCATCAACGAGGGGGCCTTGCTTGCTATCCGTTCTTGCTCTTCTTTCAGTGTAACACCCGGCATGACCACTTCCCGCTTCTGCAAAATATCAAACAACCCCTGATCCGAAAATCCCGGCGCTCCCATCTGCCAGCCTTTTAGCCATTCGGCCAATTCCTGCGGGGTCACTTCTGGGGGCATGAACTCATCGTTCAGCACAACAGACCATTTACCCGGCGAACCTGCCCACTCGCAGAAGGTGTTTAAAGCCATTGTCAGGCCAATCGAAATTGTGCTTGATATAGCAGACAGGATGCTTGATTCCCCGGCACGGTGAATTTGTGCGGTTTGGGCCGTCTCAACTGCCTTCTTTTCAGAGGACAAAAGACGCGCCCCTAGTATTGCCATGTTTTGTTCGTCGCTTGCTTTGGCCGCTTGAATGGCCGATAAGCCCTGCCCGGTGTATTCAAGGTAAGTTGCTTTGGCCCGCGGATCAGAAAACACCCAAGCACTTGAACTGCCGACATAGAGCTTTTCGTTCTCGTTCTCCCGCGTGTAGCCGGCAACAACAGGCGTCGGCAGGCCGGTGAAGTGCAGGCCGTGTTTGTAATCAGCGTCAAGCCGGTAGTGGTCAAGGTTCAAGTCCACGAGGTCATTCAACGGTGGATCATCAATCTCCGGGGTCATGTCGTCAACGCCGATGAAATAGAACGGGATGAAATCAAGCGGCTTGCCGTTCATCAGAGGGAATAGGTCTTTCCCGACCTGTTCGTCTTCTTTTTTGTCGTTAATCCGGAAAACCCTTACATGGTATTGATTATTGAAAAGGTCAAGTACGCGGTAACGGGTTTCAGTTTTATGCTCAAATTCATTATCCGGTTCAAGGGCCGCGCTTTCGGTCAGCACGACCATTGACAGCACGGTTCGGTTTCTGCTCCACGTTGTCTTCCAGTTGATGATTGACTCTGCCGGATAGGTGTTCATGGACGGTCTGAGGTTCAGCTTCTGCGCGTCGGCCAGGGTCATGCCCTCAACTGACTGCTGCGGGTAGTCAACGAGGACACCCAGCCGCCCGGTGGTCAGGACTTCCAGCGTCGCCCTCTGCGCGAGAATATGAAAGGAAATGCCGGACATGGTAACGTCATCAAGATAAGGCTCAACTGACGGCGCAACGTCAATCACCGGGGGGCGACGGAAAATCATGCCTGATAATGCTGAAATCGTGCGCCATGTGGCATTGAAGAACTGAGCGCGGGTCTTGTATGCCTGATAATCAGAATCGGTTTGGTCTGTCAGTTTCGGCAGGTATCTTTCACCGGCTGCGTGGATCGCCTTTTGACCGGCTACGCAATCCCGGCAAGACTGCCAGGAATCCGACATGGAATCATATAAGGGGTGATGCGAGTCAACTTTAGCCATTACATACCTGCCAATTTAATCTTAGTCATCGGCGCCGTCTGCGGGTAGCAGTATTCGACGTAATAGCCGATTGCATCCGTAATATGCGTCAAATCCGGCGTTGCCTTCTTGTCGATCTCTCCCGATCCGCCCTTTAACAACTGAACGCCCTCAAAATCGCGCACAACGTGGGGGGCCTTCTTGCTATCCACCATCAGGCGAATGTCGCCGCTTGTGCTTTTTAGCCTCGAATTGACGGCATTTACTCGCGCCCTCTCGCTGGGGTTTGCTGATTTCACGTGGAACGCCAAACGCTCCCCGAACACCGGCTTTAATTCCTGCCGGATCAGATCCCAGTCAGAGCCTTGAACTTGTGCCGTGCCTCTGGCCCCGCCCGTCGCGTCGCCGTAACAAATCACACGGCCTTGATGCTTGCCCCAGTCGGCAATGATCTTGCGACATACGGCAGGCGTGTTTGAATTGCGGGGAATGTGAACCTCTCCGATGATCCCGGTGCCGTCCAGTTTATTTGGAAGTGCTTGCTCTTGTGCTATCGCGCACACGCCCGGCTCAACGTTGAAGTCAAAGCATAAGGCAATGGCCTTCAACGGATCATAAGCTAATGGGTTGCAATGGGTTTCATAGCTGAACGGATAATAAGCCCGGCCCTCAAAATTAACGAAGCTGGCAAGGTATTCCTGGGCGAAGGTTAATTCGTCAAGGTCGCGCCTTGCCGCTTCGACTTCCTCTGGCGGAACATTGCCGCCCTCAACCGTGGTGAATTGCCACGATTCCCAGCCCGGCACATTGTCTTTGCCGTGCATATACAGATCATAAAACCAATTCCGGCCTTTGGGTGTGCCGATAAAAAAGGCTTTCCCGCCGGTGTCGGATAGCGTCGGTCTCAATACTTCCGTCCAGGCTTCTTGCTTGATGTCGGCTGCCTCATCCATGACAAGCAGGTTGATACCCACGCCACGGAGGGAGTCATAGTTTTCAGCGCCACGAAGCGCGATAGTTGAACCGGAACTTACAAGATAACAGGACAGGTCGGACTCGTTATATTTTGCCTTCCACTGTAAAGCGGAAATGGCTTCTTTGAGCATTTTCCAACTGATTTGCTTCGCTTGACGGTAAGACGGTGCGACATACCAAGCGACTTGATTGACTCTTGCGGCCCGGAACAGAAGCTCATAAATTGCAAGATAGGTTTTGCCAAAGCGACGGCCAGCTGCTAAAACGCGGAAACGCGCCCCGCTTTCCGCAACTACTCTCTGTTTGTTTGTCAGGCCGCTAGGGTTCATCCCTGAAGCTCACCAATGGCAAGGGTTGTTTGTTATTGTCCTCGATTGTTTCACGCATTCCGCAGCGTGTCTTGTCGAGCCATATAGCCGCTGAAACATTGCCGTTCTTCGCCTGCTGGTAGAGGATGTTTGATAAGTTGATTTTGAATTTTGCCCGGCCATTAAGGATTGCCTCTTCAATTTTCGGGTCATTGCGCTTGTGCTTAAAGAACGTGGTCTGCCCGTATCCAAGCGCCTTGCCTATTTCGACTCGATCTAATCCAAGCCCCGCGAATTGCTCAATCTTAGCGTAATCGAATGTAGCCGCTTTACGGCCCGGCTTAGCCGGTTTCTTCTTCGCCATAGCTTTCACCACGGCTACAGGATACACCCGTTTCAATGCCGCTTCAAATCCTAGACGGCACTAAATGGACTGTAGGGAATGTTTATTCGACCTTCTTGATCTCGATACCCGGAAAAGCATCGGTCATTCTTTGAAGTATGACGGCGCAGTAGTCGGGGCTGATTTCCATCATATTGCATCTGCTTCCCGTGTTTTGAGATGCAACCATAGAGCTGCCGCTTCCCCCAAATAGGTCAGCCATTA